ATCGTCGACCTCGCGAAGCAGGTGCCGCCGCAGAAATGAGTGCGCAGGGCGAATACATCGAGCGCGCGCTCGTCACCGTCGGGCGCGTCAGCGGGCGCCCCGAAGAGAAGCGCCGCTACAGCACGAGCGAGGAGCGCCGCGAGGCGTTCGCTGACCTCTGCCATCACCTGAGCCAGGGCTTCACGCTCGACTCGTGGGAGGGCGGGAGCTACCCAATGATCCTAGAGTACCTCGACCTCTATCCCGAGGAATGGGATCGCGACCTCTTCGAGCAGGCGAAGCGCGTCGGGCGCAAGAACCTCGAGGCGGTCGGGCTGAACGGCATGCTCGGCAAGCTCGGCAAGGGCGCGTGGCAGGCAGCGTGGTTCTCGTGGATGCGCAATCGCTACGGCTGGCGCAACGAGCCCGAGCCCGAGGTGGCGGTGCGCAAAGACGCTGACTCGGGCGTTGTCATCGTGCCGGGGCAGATCGGTGTGGAGGAGTGGTCCGAGTACATGCGCGCGACCCTAGAGAAGCAGAATGTCGAGGCGAAAAAGGAGCGAGACAGTGCAGGTTAATTATTTGGAGCGATGGGCGGAGCGCGAGGGGATCCCGCCGCAGGTGATGGAGGCGATCGTGCGCCGCGCGGGCGAAATTGTCGACGATATGCGCGAGTCGTATCCCCCGTTCTCGCCGGTCGAGGCGATGTACACGACCCTGCTCGCGTTCATGGTCGCCTTCAACTCCGCGCATGGCATGACGCCGGAGGGCATGCGCGAGTGGCTGAAGCACAACCTTGACCCGGCCTTCGACTCGGCGCGCTTCATGGTAGAGCACGCGGGCAACGAGGCCGCAGACGTTGCGAAGCGCGACGGCATCGTCATCCCCATCCGCTGATCGATGAATGCCGCAAGTCATATGGCAGCCGCAGCCGGGGCCGCAAACCCTGATGCTGATGTGCCCGATCCGCGAAATCGTCTACGGCGGCGCGCGCGGGGGCGGCAAGACGGACGGCACGCTCGGGCACTGGATCAAGCACCACGCGCTCCACGGCGGGATGGCGCAGGGCATTTTCTTCCGGAGGCGCTACAAGCAACTCGACCGTGTGGTGAGGCGCGGCAAAGAACTATTCTGCAGCCCGCTGCTGAGAGATCCGGCAGTCTTCCTGTCCTCTCAGACGCTCTACAAGTTCGTGTGGCCCGACGGTGCTGAGCTGCTGCTCCGCCACCTCGAAAGGCACGATAGTTGGGAAGAGTATCAAGGCCACGAATACAACTGGATGTGCTTCGAAGAGCTGACGCAGTGGCCCACCCCCGACCTCATGGACAAGATGCGCGCGTCGAACCGCGATTCGCGCGGCGTGCCGTGTTGGATGATCGCGACCTGCAACCCGGGCGGCAGCGGACACTCGTGGGTGAAGGAGCGCTACATCATGCGCGCGAAGCCTGGCGAGCCCTTCCAGCTCTCGGCCTTCAACGAGGGGAGCGGCGTGCGCATCGACCGGCTCGCGGTCTTCATCCCGGCGCGCGTGTGGGACAACCCGGCACTGTTGAATTCGCAGCCAGACTACATCGACAATCTTTACCTCTCGGGGCCGGCGTGGCTCGTGCGCGCGTGGCTCGAGGGCGACTGGTCGGTGGCCGCGGGCGGCTTCCTGCTCGAGGTCTGGGACCCGCGCAAGCACATCGTCGAGCCGTTCAAGATCCCGATCACGTGGCCGCGGTGGCGCGCCATGGACTGGGGATTCTCCCGACCCTACTCGATCGGGTGGTACGCGATGGACCCTGACACGAAGCGCATCTTCCGCTACCGCGAGCAGTACGGCTACGGCGGGCGTGCGAACGTCGGAGCGCGCCAGGAGGCATCGAGTGTCGCGATCAAGGTGTTGCAGAAGGAGAGCATCGAGAAGAAGGCCGGCATCGTCTTCAACAAGAACCCGGCCGACGCCAGCATCTGGCACGGCATCGGCACCGAGACTACGATCGCCAAGATCTTCCGCGAGAACGGCGTGAAGTGGGTGCCGGCGATGATGGGCCCGGGCTCGCGCAAGAGCGGCGCGCAGGTTGTCATCGACGCGCTGCGCCGGAACCAGTTCGCGGTGTGGAGCACGTGCGAGCACTTCCTGCGCACCGTGCCGGACGTGCCCGCGGATCCGGATGACCTGGAGGACGTGGACACCGAGAGCGAGGACCACGCCTGGGACGAGCTTCGCATGTCGCTGGTATCACGCCACCGCGCCGAGAAGCAGGTCCAGGAAGAGAAGGAGCCCGCTCCGTTCACTGGGGCGTGGGTCGAGAAGCACGGCCGGCAGCGGCCTAGCACGAGGCACTAGCCGATGGAAGAGCGCGAGCAGCAACTCACTCCCGAGCAGGAGCGCGAGAAGAAGGTCGTCGAGGACTGGATCAAGCGCATCGACCGCCAGCGCGAGAGCGACGCCGACAAGCGCCAGTATCGCCGCATGCGCTCGTGGCGCCGGATGTGCGCGGGCTTCCAGCCGCAATTCAAATCGCTCGGTGATGACTTCACCGAGGACGAGAAGAGCGACATGCGCCTGCGTACGAACATGTACTACTCGACCTTCGAGTCGATCCTTCCGATGATCTACGCGAAGATGCCCGAGGTCGCCGCGACCGCGGCGCCATTCGTCGATCAGAGCGCCTACGAATGGGTGCGCGCGTTCGCCGAGACTGCGCAGATCCTGCTCAACAAGACCACGCGCACGACCCGCCTTAAGGCGCTCAGCGAGCAGGCCTGCCGGCAGGCCATGACGACCTCCATTGCCTACATGAAGGTGGTCTACCAGCGCGACTACCAGCGCGACCCGGCGATCCTGAACCGCATCAACGACACCCAGGACAACATCGCGCGCCTGCAGCAGCTCATCGTCGCGACCGGTGGCGATCAGGCCACGAACGACCCGCAGAACGCCGAGCACCTCGTGATGCTCGAGTCGCTCCGCGCGAACCTCGCCGCGCTCGAATCCGAGCCCGAAGTGCAGATCGCGCACGGCGTCGTCTACGACCGCGTCGCCTCGGACGACCTGGTCATCGACGGGCGCGTGCGTGAACTCGTGAACTATCTACAGGCCGGCTGGATAGCGCAGCAGATTTGGATCTCGCCAGAGGACGCGCAGGGGAAGTACCAGCTCTCGCGCGAAGAGCTGCGAAAGTGCCAGATGTTCAAGCGGCACGACGACGACGACGGCACGCACTACGCGAAGCAGGAGGGCGTCGCCGCGCTCAACGAGAAGGGCGAGCTGTGCGACGGCTACATCCGCGTGCTCGAAATCTGGTGTCACGACGACATGACGGTCTACACCACGATCGACGGGCTCTCGCGGTGGGCGCTCGCGCCCTATCAGCCGCAGCGCCAGCCGCAGCAGTGGTACCCCTACGCCGCGCTCATCTTCAACCCGGTGGACGGCCGACGCTGGCCGCTCTCCGACATCGAGCTGATGCAGAAGCTCGTCTCCGAGTACAACGAGAGCCGCGACCTCGAGGCGCTGCACAAGAAGCGCGCGGTGCCCGCCGTCGTCGGCTACAAGGGCAATTTCAGCGAGACGGACGCAAGGAAGCTCAGCAACCCCGACTTCCACGAGATGGTGCTCATCAGCGAGCCCGACCAGCCGAACGTGCCGATCGACTCGCTGCTCGCGGCCGTGCCGTACCCGCCCTTCGACCCGCGCATATACGACGTGTCGAACATCCGCGCGGACATGGACATGGTATCCGGCGTGCCGGAGTACCAGCGCTCTTCGATGATCAAGCCGAAGACCGCGACCGAGGCGGAGTTCATGCAGCAGGGCATGGCGAGCCGCTCGCTGAAGCGCCAGGACACGGTGGAAGAGTTCCACACCCAGCTCGCGCGCATGACGCTCGAAATCCAGCTCCAGGAGATGCACGCTCAGGACGTGCTAAGCATCGTCGGGGAGGGCGCGCAGTGGCCCGATACGGTCACGAAGGACGAGGTCTACAACCTCGTCAGCATCGAAGTGCGCGCGGGCTCGAGCGGTCGCCCGAATCGGCAGAAGGAGCTCGAAACCTGGACCAAGATGATGCCGATCGTCAATCAGGCGATCCTGCAAATTGCGCAGGCCTTGATGCAGGGCACGCCCCAGCTCGCGAAAGCCCAGGTCGAGCTGCTGAAGGAGATGTTTCGACGCATCGACGAGCGCGTCGACGTCGAGAAGTTCCTGCCCGGCGCAAAGGGGACGGATGATGGCATGGGTCAGCAGGACCCGATGCAGAACCCCGCTGTCCAGGAGATGGCGCAGAAAGCCCAAGAGCAGATTCAGGCGCTGCAGCAGGAAAACCAGCAGCTCAAGGTGCAGCTCAAGGACAAGGGCGAGGCCGCCGCGGCGAAGGCCCAGCAGGACGCCGACACGCACGCCCGCGAGCAGCAGCGGATCGCGAACGACCACGCGGCGACCCTGGACGCCCAGGAGCGGGAGCACATGCTAAAGATGCACCAGCTCGAGCAAGAGCTGGCGCTCGAGGAGCGCGTGCAGCTCGAGAAGCTGAAGGTCGAGCACACCAAGGCGCTCCTCGCCGCGCTGCAGACCGCGACCGACAAGGAGGCGCAGCAGGCCGAGAAGGAGAAGGGCGCTGACGGCGAGTCGAAGTCCGCCGACGATCGCGTGCTGAAGATGCTCGAAGAGATTAAGGCGGAGCTGGCGGACGAGGACCAGGAGCAGGAGCGGCGCACGAGGGCAGTGGTCGGCTACCTCAAGGGGCCGCGCACGCCCGAAAGATTGAAGAAAGTGCTGGCTGAACTCACCGCCAGCGACAGCGACGAGGAGTAACGGTTATGGCAGCTGGTGACTTTACGATCTTCACGCAGGCGAAGAACGACATCCAGAAAGGCGTGCACAACATCGGGACCGACACGTACAAGTTCGGTCTCATCGGCAATGCCGTGCCTCCGAGCGAGACGACGGCTGACCCGCGATGGGGCGCCGGCGGCACGACGAACTTCTCAAGCCAGGAAGTGACGCCCGGCGGCAACTATGCGGCAGGCGGCCCGACCATCACGCTAACACCAGCGCTCAACTCGCCGAACGCGAAGGTGACCGCGAGCACAATCAACATCGCGCAGCACGCGAGCAACCCGACGGGCGTGTACTGGGCGATCATCTACAACAGCACGTCAGCCGGCAAAGAGGCGCTAGGCTTCGTCGAGCTCGGCACGAACCTGAATCTCACGACCGGCGCGTTCTCGTGGACGCCGAACGCGACGGCCCTGTTCACGACGAGCTGATATGGCTGCGCACCAGTGGTCCTTGATCGAAGCTGACGCGACACACGTCCTCTGGCATTGCAGCGTCTGCGCGCGCGACGTGGGCTTCGCCACGGAAGGCAACGGCGAGCCGTGGTCGGGGGCCGACGCGCCTCCGGCTGACATCGACCGGTACACTGACCCATGCGTCGAGACCGCGCCGGCCGCGCCACGTCTCATCACGAACTACGCGTTCCGTCGACGCTTGCTGCCGCAGGAGAAAGCAGCAGCAGAGTTCGCCATGGCGAAGCTCTACGACCCCACCGCCTCGCAGATGCAGCGCGACTTAGCGGCGGCGATCTCCGCGAACTTGCGCGACCTCGCCGAGGCGAAGTACGTCAACCTCGACGACCCGCTCCTGGCGCAGGCGCTCCAGGGGTACGAGGCGGTCGGGCTCATCGCGCCGGGGCGCGCCGATGAAATCGTGAACGCACCCATCACCGACGACGAAAGGGCTTCTGAATGAAGAGTACGCATTCTGACCGGCTAGAGCGCTGGCTCGGCATCGAGCAGGTGAAGAGTCTCAGCGATTCAATGCGCGGATGGTACGGGCCGCCCATCGCCGTGCATGGCGTGCCCGGTGCGGTGTGGGCAACGGGCGACGGCGACTTCGTAGGTGATGCCGACTGCGGCTTCGAGGTCTCGGCGCGTGAGCGCTTCGAGCGCGTGCGCAAGCGACTCATCGAACGCGAGAAGGCGCGTTTCGCGCTGCTCGCCCGGCGCCGCAAGCAGGGCGGATCGTTCGGCAGCTATAGCGCGCTCATTACGGCGGCGACAGGTGGCAAGAAGCGCGACCTCACATTCATGAAGGCCGAAGCGGCGGGCCTCGCGGTTGGCGTCTACACCGATATGTGGACGGTCGGCAGTATGCCGGCGGCAGGCAGCGCTGGCGCGGCGGCGCCGGGCGGAACCGCGCACGCGTCGACCGACACGGGAGCGCTCTTCTTCGACAATCCGAGCACCGCGAACTCCTACCACTTCGTGCGCGGCGACATCCAGGCGACGCAGGCGCGCACGCTGCTTCTTTATGACCGGCTGTTTGCCGTCGCGAAGACCATGAACTCGACGGCAACGGAGGCGGTCACCGGCGTCCCGACGCGATACCAAAATACGGTCGCGGGCTCGGCTGACAGCGCAGAGGGCAACTTCCTATTCATCGCCGCGACGACGGTGCTGCCGGCGACGGCGCACAACTGGACAGTTTGTCAGTACACCGATCAGTCGGGCAACGCGGGCGCGAACCTCCCGTCGGTGACGGGGATCTCTTCGTGCGCGGTCAACCGCCTAGACATGCCGGTGGGACAATGGTTCGCGCCGCTCGCCTCCGGTGACAACGGGATCCAGAGACTAACGCAGATGCAGTGTTCGGCGCTCGTCGCGAGCGGCGCGATCAACTTCGTCATGGGCCACCCGATTGCCTGGATGCCGTGTCCCATCGCGAACCTCGTGTGCACGACAGACGGACTGTCGACCGCGTTCAACCTGACGCAGATCTTCGATAACGCATGTCTGTCGTTCCTCTGCATGCAGAACACGGCCACCGCGACGACCGTAACCGGTCAGATCTGCATCGTCAGCGAGTAAGCGATGCCGACCTACCGCTTCAACTCTAGAAAAGGCCCCTTCACCGGGGCCGTTCTGCTGTGGCACCCGACGCGAACCTCGCACGATCCGACGTGGGTGCTGCCGCTTGAGGCTGCCGCGGGTGGCATTTCTCTTACCCAGGCCTCCCCGGAGCAGCTCGTCCTCGCCGAACTCGCCGGCTCCGTTGCGTTGAACGTCTCTCTGACGCAGGCGACCCCAGAAGCGCTCGTGCTCGCGGAGCTCGCCGGCGTCGTCGGTCTCAGCATTCCGCTCACGCAGGCCTCCGTCGAGACGCTTGTCCTAGCGGAGCAGCCGGGCGCCGTCGCAGTCTCGATATCGATCACTCAGGGCGCCTCCGAATCGCTCATCCTGGCGGAGCAGCCGGGCAGTGTCGGGATCTCGATGGAGATCGTCCAGGGCGCCCCCGAGGCGCTCATGCTCGCAGAGCAGAGCGGCAACGTCGCCGTCGCCATAGACCTCACGCAGTCGCTCTCGGAGTCGCTCATCCTGGCCGAACAAGCGGGTGTGGTCGGGGTGACGATCGACATCGTGCAGAGCGCGCCAGAGGCGCTCGTGCTCGACGAGCAGCCGGGCGTCGTCACGTACGACATCACGATCGCGCAGAGCGCGCCGGAGACCCTGGCCCTCGCCGAGCTGCCCGGGCACATCGCGCTCACGGAGACGGCGACCGCGGCACCCGTCGCCGCCGGCTGGCGCCCGGCGCGTGAGTTCTTCCGTCCGGTGCGGGAGCAGGAAGAGGCAATCAGGAAGGCCGAGGAAGCGCTTGAGCGCGAGAGCCGAAACCAAAATACCGCGGCGAAGAGGGGAGAGGAGAGCGCGCAGACCGGGGACCAAGATGCCCCGACGAACCGCACGCTCGTCGACGCACTTGATGCGGTGGGGGCGCTTCCGGCCGGGGCGCCCTCGCTCTCCGCAATCCATGACCCGGTGGAGAACGAAATCGCCGCGCGCCTGCGCCTCAACGAGGCGAAGCGCAGGCAGGCCCAGCTCGAGAGCGCGGCAGCTCGAGCGGTCGAAGAAGAGCTGCTGCTGCTGCTTGTAGCGTAGAGGAGAGCGAGAATGCCATGGTGGATGAAATATGCGATGCGCGCCCCGGCGGGTGAGGGTGGCGATGATGGTGGAGCGCGTGAGGGATCCGATGCGCTGGACGTTCCAGCGGACGGTGCTGGCGATGCCGATCAATCGTCGACGCCCGATCCAGCTTCGGGTGGAGATCAGGGAGGAGAAGGCGGAGCGGGCAAGCCTGCACCGAAGACGACCGAAGACGCTATCCGCGAAGCCCTCGGCGAGAGCGCGGCTGTCGAGAAGCCCGATGATCCGGCGCTTGGGAAGACGGCTGGAGATGGCGCAGCGGATCCGAAGGTCGCTGCCCGCGGTGACGTTCCGGGGAAAGCCGCAGCCCCGGACGGGAAGGGTGGCGCGGGTGCTGGAGCGGGCGAACCCGACCCCGACCTCGTGGCGCCCACAGGTCTTTCTAAGGGCGCTCAGGAGCGCTTTGAGAAGCTCGTAAGCCGGGTCAAGGAGGCGAGCGCCGCGAATGAGCAGTTGCAGTCCCAGGTCCAGCAGTTTCATCAGGTGTATGAAGCGAGCGGCGCGAGTCCGCAGGAATTCGGGGAGCTGATCGCCTTCAGCCGGCTCATGAAGTCCGGCGACGCAGACTCGCTGCTCCGCGGCTGGGCGATGATGGAGCAGTACCGCGAGCGCGTGCTGCGCTCCCTGCCGCCGCAGTTCCGCGCGCGCCTCATGCCGCAGCAGCAGCAGGACGACTTCGGGGGGTACGGCGCCGCGCCGCGCGGCGGATTCGATCCGCTCGCCGGCTACGACGACCTCTCCACGAAGGTCGAGAACGGGGAGATGACGCGCGAAGCCGCCGAGGAACTCGCCTACCTGCGAGACCAAGTCGGCCAGCACCGCCAGCACGACCAGCAACAGCACGCCCAGCAGGCGCAGCAGCAGGCGCAGCACACCGAGCTGCTCAGGACGCGGGACGTGCTGCATCAGCTCGAGGCTGGCTGGGCGAAGAACCCGCACTACGCGATGGCGCTGCTGCCCTCGAACGACGATCCGAACAAGCGGGTCTCGATCCGGGACGCGGTCCACAACTACGCGGTGCAGCTCGGCGAGCAGGTGATGGCCGGGCAACTCGCCCCGGGTGCCCTGCCGGCGATGATTGCCACCTACTACGCCGGGCTCGAACAGGCCGCGCGCGTCGCCGCAGGCCGCAAGGACCCGCCGCCGCCGCCGCGCCGCGGCACCTACCCGCGGGAAGATTCCGGTACCGGTGGGAAGAACCGTCAGACGGTCGACCTCCTGCGCGACATGTTCGGGAGTTGAAAATAGAGCCCTCAGTGCTACGATAAATAGGACCGGTGCTCGCGCATGTGTCCTGGAGGGGTTTCGGCCCCTCCTCCCTTACGCGCAGCACTTCACCGACTAGCTGCACGGCCGGAGTCGCGCCCGGCAGGACTGATCAGGGGCCCCGTCCTCCCCGGCGGTGAGCAGAACGCGAGTTTTGACTCAACGATGAGGATGCGACCATGCCCTTTACTGTGGCCGAACTTTCCCGCGCGGCGAAGCTGTCCCTCGACAACTACGCCCGCAACAACCCGATCGATCAGATCGCCACCGAGCGCCCCTGGCTGCGCCAGCTCATGAAGACGAAGAAAAGCTTCGGCGGCGGCAAGCAGTACGTCATCGAGAACCTGCGCTACCGGTACCAGAGCAACTTCATGTGGTACTACGGCGACCAGCAGGTGAGCTACAACAAGCGCTCGACCATTCAGCAGGTCCAGTACCCGTGGGGGTCTTGGCACGACGGCTATTCGCTGAACGAGGACGAGCTGTTCCAGAACGGCATCACCACGCTGCGGGACGAGGGCATGAACGGCGGCTCGCGTACGAGCGACGCCGAGATCGTGCAGCTCGCCTCGATCCTCGACGAGAATAACGAAGTCCTGCGCCTTGGCGCGGAGCAGATGTTCTCTCAGGCCGCGCACCTCGACGGCGCACAGAGCACCGAGGCCCTCGTCGCCCTCGACACGCTCGTCTCGCTCACCCCCTCGAGCGGCACCATCGGCGGCATCGCGGCGAGCAACGCGTGGTGGCAGAACACCGCGAAGACGGGCCTCACCTCGAGCGCGGGCGCGAACTACATCATCGACAACATGGAGACGGTGTGGCGCGCGAGCGTCCGTAACGGCGGTCGCCCGAACTTCATCATGGCGGGCTCGACCTTCATCGACACCTTCCGCACCGCGGCGAAGGCCGAGATCGCGCGCCACACCGTGCTGTCGGTGAATGGCCAGGGCACGCAGTACGACCCGTCGGTCGCGGGCGGCCCCGGGGGCGACGGCAATCCGTGCGTAACCGGTCTGCACTTCAAGGGGGTGCCGATCCTGTGGAACCCCGAGTTCGCGGACCTCGACACGACCTACAGCCCGGCGACGCCGTGGGAGAAGCGCTGCTACTTCATCAACACGCGCTACTTCAAGATTCGCCCGGCGCAGGGTCACGACATGATCGTGCGCAACCCGCCCGGCGTGTATGACCGTTACTCGATGTACGTCGGCATGACCTGGAAGGGCGCCTTCACGATGAACCGCCGCAACGCGCACGCGGTTCTCGCGGTCGCCTAACCAACCGCCGGCAACAGCAGGAGATTCGATATGGCTCAGAACATGATCGTGCTCGGCGAGGCGATGACCTCCGCGACCACCTCGTCTGCCGCGCTCATCGGGGGCGGCAACGTGACCTTCCCGGTGAAGAACAACGCGATGCCGCAGGACAATGCGGTAGTCGAACTGGTCGGCTCGGCGAACGCGGTGCTCACTGTCAAGGTGCAGTACAGCGACGACGGCGGCACGACCTGGAGCGACCTCACCGACATCAACAGCAGCAACGTGACCTTCACCTTCGCCGCGACCAACGTCGTGCTGAACAAGAAGTTCAACGTCAGGCTGCACGAGCAGATGCGACTGAACGTGACCGCCTTCACCAGCGGCGCGTGCAGCGGCTATCTGCTCGTCTGATCCACGGGGGCCTTCGGGCCCCCTTCTTCCATAGAGCGAGGATTCAACAATGCCTGAAGTACGTATGGTCCGCGTGCACCTGCATCGCGACGTGATGGCGAATTTCGAGTGCGAGAAGCTGGCGTGGGAGGTCCCCGTCATGCAGCTCGTGCACGGCCCCGACAACTGCAAGGTCGTCGAGGGCTCCGAGCGGTGGGTTCCCCGGTCCGACGAGGACATCGAGGGGCAGGTCCGGATGTTCTCGCCGCAGGAGGAGTGGGACCGGCTGAAGCTCGTCTACGGCGAGGACAAGGAATCGAAGATGCCCTACGTGCAGATGTTCTACGGCATCGCTCACAACGGTCAGCTCGAGGCCGAGATGCGCCGGAACATCCGCGTCAATAGCCGCGTGCCGAAGCGCGCGCCTAAGAAGGCCGAGGGCGCCGAAAAGGCGCCCGTCATCGACCCGATCGAGCGCCCGGCCGAGACGTCCACGGACGCCGAGTTCAGCGCCGAGGACCTCGTCGGGATCCTCGACGCGTTCGACTACGACGGCGACACCGCGGGGCTCGATCACGCGGCGCTCGTTGCCGTGGCGCACGAGCACCTCGACGCGCTCATCGTAAAGGCCGGCGGGGCCGCGCCGGAGGACGCTTCCATCTCCGACAAGATGGAGCTGGTGCAGATGGCAGAGCCGGTCTAAGCCGGCACACGAGAGGAGATAGACGATGGCGGGAGATCCGTACGGCGCATCGATGCCGGTTGCAGTCGCGAACCTGCGCAGCTATGAGGATGAAACGAACCAGGTTGCGACGGTCGAGGCGCGCGGGAAGCTCCGCGCCGTCGCCGCGTCGCAGACTGACGCCGTGCTCGGCACGACGGGCGCCATCGGCGACCTCCTGATCCGCCTCATCATCACCGTCAACACCGCCGCGACCGCTGCCGTCTCGATCAAGGATGGCAGCGGCTCGAGTATCCCCATCCTTCCCAACAGCCCGGGCGGCGGCGTGGGGGTCTACGAAGTGACGATCGGCGCCGAGTCCGTAAACGGGGGCTGGAAGGTCACGACCGGCGCCGGCTCGACCGTCGCCGCCGTCGGGCGCTTCACCTAAGATGCGCGCGTTCGCACTGCTCCTGCTCGCGCTGGCGGGTCAGGCGTGGGGGGCGACGAAGTATGTGAGCCCAAACGGCTCGGCCCTATGGGCAGCATGCACTACGCAGGCGACACCGTGCGCGCTTGCGACCGCGACTGCAAATGCGTCTGCCGGCACTGAGATAATACTCATGGATGGCACGTATAGCACAGGATTCAAAACTCAAACAGCGGGATCTGCCGGTTCGCCGATTACGTGGAGAGCGCAAAACAGGGGCCGGGCGATATTGGCAGGACTAGCCCCCACGCAGTCGGATAAAACAATTCTGATCCAGCATGCGTATCACGTAGTGGACGGGCTTGTGGTGGAGGTGCAGACGGGGCCGGGCAACGCCAACACATACGGGATTTTCATTTCGGCCGGCCCGACGATTGTCGAAAACTCAGAGATTTATTTTGCTGGCGACGAAGCGACGATGGGGGCGACTAACCAGGCGATTTGCCTACAGATGCGAGCCGCCAGCACTGTCTCCGGCAACTACATTCACAACTGCACCTACGGGATCTCGGCATTTACGACCTCGGCTGCATTCGCGTTCACCGCCTCGGGCAACACGATTCGAAATATGGTGGTAGGGGATTACGGTAGCTCGGACTGCATGCAAATTAATGGCAACGCATCGTATGACTGGTCGGCGCTCGCGCTGTACGAGCGCAACGTGTGCTCTGGATATCGCGACGATGGGATCGACATGGGCATTCAAACCCACGTGACCGCGCGATACAACGATATTTCTGCGCCAATTGCCGACGCTAATGGAAATTCCTCGTGCATCAAGTTCGGCTATTCGAGCGCAGCTGATTACAACGTGGCATACGGCAATTACTGCCATGATTTGCGCGTAGAAGGGCAGCGCAATTACGGCCTCATCATGACTGGGCCGTCGCATGCCCTCGCCTATGCGAACATAGTGGTTGGCGCCTATAGGGCCGTCGAAGTGGCGCAAGCTGCTGGGGCTGGTGCAATCTCTAACGCGCTCTACAACAACGATTTCGTTGACTGCGACCTAGATTGCATAAATGTCTACGGCGGTGCGACGGGTACGATTGCGAGCAACAACATCCTAAAATCCAACGGCGGGTATGCAATATCCGTATCGACAGGACTGACGGTCGCCGGAGGCCACAATGATTTGATAGCTGGCGGCTCAGGTGGCGGGGGTACGTATTCACCGACTGGAGATTTGGCGGCCGATCCCCTCTTATACGGCCCGAGCGCGACCCCGTTCCTCTTGAGCCCGGGGTCGCCCGCGATTGGCGCGGGCGTCTACGTTGGGGATTACCCCGACTACTTCGGGCGCGCGCGCCCCGTGAAGAACCCGAGCATCGGCGCCGTCGAGCCTTCCTGGCGCGTGAACTCGACGCCCGCGGCCCGCGCCCCGAACTTCGAGAGCAACACCGCGCCGGCAACGCGCGAGCCGCGCATGAGGGCCGCCCCGTGACGATGCCCGTATTCAAGACCTACGACGCGCTCCGCGCGCGCCTCCAGGCGCGCCTCGGCTTCGGTACGAACGCGATCGCGGCGAGCACCACGCTCTTCAACGATTTCCTCCAGGAAGCGGAGGAGGACCTCTGGGAGCGCTACTGCTGGCCGTACCTGCGTCGCGATGTGGCCCTGTCGTTTGCCTCTGGGCAGAAGACCATCGTGTTCCCGGACACCATCTCTCCGAACCGCGTCGAGCGTCTGCGCTACGACCGCAGCGGGACCGGTGACTGGGTGAACCTGCGCGAGCGCCCCATCACGACCGAGATGGAGCGCGGCGCGCCGACAGGCCCGCCGTGCGTGTTCGAGTTCGCGAACAACGAGATCAAGTTCTGGCCCGTAGCGGACGCAACGTACACGGGCGAGATGCGCGGCTACCTGCGCCTGCCAGCGACCTTCAGCTCGACGGTCCCGACGACGGTCGACTCCGGCCTCGTGTTCGCAAAGGCGCTCGTGCTCGCCGCGCGCCACTACAACAAGCAGTGGGCGGACAAGGCCGAGCGCGACCTCATCATGAAGCTGCGTCGGCACCGCGAGTTCGCTATCGGCACCGCGACCTTCGTGCGCGGCGACAGCCAGCGTGAGGACCGCGCAGAGACGGCCGCGGTGCGCCCGGTGATGATGCCGCTGGTCTATCCGTAATGTCTCAGGTCACCTACGACCGTTTCGAGATCGGGCTCGACCATCGTCGGGACGCGGCGGTGTCCGACGCGAACCGGCTGCAGGAGTGCACGAACGCGTACATCACGACCGGGCGCGCGATCCGGCGTC